TAAAAAAAAATAAATGGCTAATCCCTTAAGGACTACTGAGTTAGAACTTAATGATCCAATCAATGATTTAAATGATGGACTTAAAGATCCGTCACAAAGACCTCAAGAACAAGAACCTCCAGGATTCTTTAGTTCAATACGTAATCCAGTAGAACTATTCTTAGAAGAATCTATACCAGCTTCATTATATCAATGGGCTACAGGTAATACTAAAAAGAAACAAGCAGCAGATGCTTTAAAGTTTTTACAACAATATCCTTATTTAGCAAACGCACCTCGTTATAAAGAAGCAGAACGTATATACAAAAAGTTTGGTTACTTACTTGAAGAAGGTAGTCAAGAGTTTAGTGGTGATGAAATGGTTAAGATGGTTAAGCAATACCCTTCAGTCTTTGGTGCTGAATTAGTTAATATGATGATTGCTGATCCATACTTATTCTTATTACCATCTGTTGCTTATGGTAGACTAGGTAGAGGTATATCTAATTCTATAAAATTAAAAAACGCAAAGTCTTTTAAAGCTGTTAAATTAACTGCTGAAGAACAAGCATTAAAACAAAATGCTAATGCCGATATTCTTTTTGGTGCTATGGGTTCAGTACTTACTCCTTTAGCATTTTCTACTGCTATGCAGTTAGGAGAACAAGGTGTTGTTTCTGGTAGTCGTACTACTCTTGAGACTACAATAGGAGCTACTGCAGGATTATTAATTAGTGGTGGTGTAGCTGCTGTATCAGGACTTGCTACTAAGATTGGAAATTTTAAACCTAATTTAGTTAACAGAGCTATTAACAATGTTATTGCAAATAGTGATGAAGATTTATCTAAATTATTTGAATACAATAATAATGGTAATATTCAATTAATAGACAAAACTCTTGATGAAATTCCAAAGTTAATAAAAGAATTAGATCCAAAATTACGAGATATTAATAGTTCTATTGTTACTAAAGAATTTGTAAGCAAATATAAAAATGCTGAGTTTATTGAAAACGAAACATTAAATAATTTTAATAAAAGAATTATAACTTCTTTAGCTAGACCAATATTTGAAAATGGTGTTAATGCTTCTAAAAATAGTGTAATTAAAAATGCAGCTAGTTTAGGTGCAGTATTTGCAGCAGGATCTTTCTTAACTGCAGAAGATGAAAAAGTTTCAGCAGCAGGTGAAGGATTTATATTAGGTGCTTCTATATATGGAGCAGCAAAGGTAGTTAATAAATTTTTAAAAACATCTAGAGATGATATTGTTAAAGTAAGACAAAATGATTTTGATGATACAATAAGTGCTATAGAAATTAATAGTCATAAATATTATAGTCATGTTGCTAAATTAACTGGCGAGTTACAAAAATTAATACCAGATCCTAGAAGCCAACGTAAAATATTTCATTATGTACAACAAACAGAAATAGGTGGTAGAAAGTTTATATTAAAAGATTTAGATGGATATGAACAAAAAGGTTTAGAAGTTTCAAGAAATGTAATTAAACAATTTGAAGATACATTGCCAGATCTTGACGAACCAATATTAATAAATATTAGAGATAATTATTTACCTATTCTTTGGAGTGAATATAAAGGATTTAATCCTGCAGGATTCGCTGAGTTTTTTAACTCTAAAGTATATGGACCAAATAAAAGTTTTCAATTTTCTAGAAAAAGAATTTATGATACAATTAATGATGGTTTAAAAAAAGGTTTTAGATTAAAACCAGGCATGGATAATGTTGTTGAGCTAATTAGAGTTTATGCTATTGCAGCAGGTAAGGCAGTAACTACAAGAGCTTTGTTAAAAACTTTAAGAACAAATAGTGTTCCTGGAATTACTAAGTCTCCATTTCTTGCTATTACTAATGAAGAAGTTTTAAAAGTAATGCGTGGTCCATATGCAAAAGAATATGTAGATTTTACACATCCTTACATTAATGCTTCTGCACCAGTCAAAGTACACAAAGATATTATTGCTCCACTTAAAATGATTTTTTCTGCAGAAACAGAAAATCAATTTATTACTGCTATGTTCAATACTAACTTAGTAATGAAACGATTAGCTGTTGGATTCTCATTCTTTCATGCTGGTGGTTTGATTGAAAATGCTATGTTTACAGGTTTAAGTTTTAAAGCTATAGGAGCAATATTAAATCCAAGAACTGAACCAGATATTATTAAAGCTATTAATAATCCTACATTAGATTTTAAAGATTTTCCTCTACCTAATATTACTAAAAATTTAATTAAAGCTTATGGGTATGATGATGTATTTGAATTTGCTAGAGCAGGTGGTTTAGTAATTGAACGTGGTACAATTGACCAAGCTCATGATAGATTTTATTCTGTTGTCAATAAAGCTATTTCTGGTGTTAATAATTTATTAGGATATCAAGCAGGAACTAAAAGCATAGGTAAAGTTAAAAAAGTATTTGAATGGTTTGATCGTGTTACTTGGGATAGAGTATATACTGGATCTAAACTATTTGCATTTTTAAAACATTTTGAAAAATTAGCAAAACCTGGTGATGGACCTGCTAATATATATGCTAATGCTCGTACTGCATCTAAAGTTACTAATGATGCTTTTGGTGGATTAAACTGGACACAAATTACACAAGAAATTCAAAACCCATTATTTAAAAAATTAGCACAAACATTATTTCAACCTGGATCTAGAGGTTATTTACAATTACTTTTATTTGCACCTGATTGGACTATATCTAATCTTAGAATAGCATTTAAAGCTTTGCCTTTATTTGAAAGCAATCCTGATGCTAGAAGATTATATCAGTTATACTTTGCAAGAACTGCAATTATATATGGTACTATTGGTAGTGCATTAAACTATATGTTCTCAGGTCATGGCTTATTAGAAAATAAAGATCCAACAAGAATTGATTTAGGTAATGGCGATGTACTTACATTCTCTAAACAATTTATGGAACCATTTGATTGGGTAACTAATCCTTATGGTACTGGTGTTAAAAAACTTGGCTCACTACCTAAATCAGTAGTAGAAGTTTTAACTAACAAAGAATACTTAACTGGTAAGTGGTCTCCACGTATTACTGAGTATGATGATAACAATATTACAAAAGCTATTAAATATGGTGGTCAAGTAGGTAAAAAATTCTTACCTATATGGGTACAACAAGCAACTGAAACAATTGAAAAAGGTTTAGTCAAAGATGGTATATCTGTTGACCTTGCTGCTGACGTAGCACTTAATTGGTTCTTAGGACAAACTGGGCATCCTAAATATAAAGAGCCTAGACAATCACAATACAAACTACAAGGTTTAGTAAGAAATCCTTACGAAACATTATTTTAATGGATGACAATATAGAAACAAGACTTTTAAAAATTAATACACGGATAGATACTTTATCTTTAGATATAGAGATTATTAAATCAAACCATTTAGCTCACATAGAGAGTGATATAAATAGTCTTAATTTTAAAACGGACAGGATAGAAGATAAGGTTGACAAAACCTATTGGATATTACTTACTGCAGCTGGTGCATTTATAGGAATTTTATTAGTTAATTTATTTAGAGTTATCTAATCTACCTATACTTGTTTAACAAATATTAGTATAAGTACTTACTATGAACAAATCAATTTTAGTAATTAGTGATACTCATATTCCCTATCACCATAAAGATTTAATACCATTCCTTGCTGCTATAAAAAAATTTTATAAGCCAGATCGAGTAGTACATATTGGTGATGAATTAGACAAACACGCATTATCATTTCATGATAGTGATCCTGATCTTCCTAGTGCTGGAGACGAATTAAAGATTTCGTTACCTTATATTAAAGCTATTGAAAAATTATTTCCAGTAGTTGATCTATTAGATTCTAATCATGGTAGTTTAGTATTTAGACGTAGTCTTAAATATGGAATACCTAAAGCTTATCTTAGACACTATAATGAATTCTTACAAGTTAGTGATAAATGGGTATGGCATGATGATTTAATTATAGAGACTAACAATGGTCCTGTATATTTTTGTCATGGTAAGATGGCAGATGTGCATAAGTTAGCACAGTCTATGGGTATGTCTTGCGTACAAGGACATTATCATTCTTCATATTCTATAAAATATTATGGTAATTCTTTAGGATTATACTATGGATTACAAGTGGGTTGTCTATTAGACAAAGACTCTCTAGCATTTCGTTATAATAAAACGCAACGTGCAAGACCTATTATTGGATGTGCAATAATATTAAATGGTTTGCCAAAGCTATTGCCTATGATTTTAAATAAATCTGGTAGATGGGTAGGTAAGTTAATTGTCTAAACAAGTAGGCGGTTCACACTATAAAAATTTTGCGATTGAACCAATTGAATTTATAAATAAGAACAATCTTCTATATGCAGAAGGTAATGTAATTAAGTACGTTTGTCGTCACAAGTATAAAGGTAAACTTGTTGATATTAAAAAGGCTATTCATTACTTAGAAATAATTATTAAAAGAGATTATGAAAAAAAAAAGCACAGTAAATAAGTCTGGCAATTATACTAAGCCAACTTTAAGAAAAGGATTATTTCAATCTATTAAAGCTAGAGCTGTTATGGGTACTGCTGCTGGTCAATGGTCAGCTCGTAAAGCTCAACTCTTAGCAAAGACTTATAAAGCTAGAGGTGGTGGATATAAATGATTTCTAAAAGACAAAAGAGTTTAATGGACTGGGGTTCTCAAAAATGGAGAACTAAATCTGGTAAGCCATCATCACAAACTGGTGAACGATATTTACCTACTAATGCTATTAAAGCTTTAAGTCCTGCTGAGTATGC